TCTTTTTACCTTTCATTCGTTTTTACACTTTTCACACATTTTACACTATCATTTTTTACCTTAATCCTATTTTCATTTTTACACCTAATTCACTTTTTACTTATTTCATTTTTTAGCTTTAACTGAAAAATGTCTACCAAAAAAACCCCGCAAAAGGTTCCTCTCTGGAAACGGCTTGAGAACAAGAAGCTCAGGGTCGAAAAGTTGAAACTCGACTTAAATAAAAAACTTGAGGAAGAAGAAGTGACTGTTGAGCCAAAAATGGACGACGAGTTCTGGGGACCTAAGTTTGACCAAGTTGCTGCTATGGACAATTTCATCAAAGATGCCGTAAAAGCTAGCTTTGATGTGAAAAAAGCCGAATGGGACAAGAACCAGAAGAAAGGCAAGACGGTGGCAGACGACATCGAAAAACTCAAGAAAAAACTCGAGAAACAGGAAGCAGACCTCCAAGTTCTTCAAGACGCTTATGACAAAAAGCGTGCCGCTCTTCGAGCCAAGATTGTTGGAGACGTGGACGGCAGAGGCGGAATCGTTCAATCTATTGCGATGTATAACTACTACGCAAGAGAACTGAATCTACCTCAGGCTCATTTTGTCTGTTCTGGTGAAGACTTCGAGATGAACGAGCTTGCCCAGCAGCATTACGAAGACAACGACGTGAAGTTTGTGTCGATTCCCGCGAAAGCTCTGAACAAGTTTATCAAGAGTAACAAGATTGCCGCGAAAAAGTTTGTTCAAACCGTTCCTGTCTTTATCAGCGAAATTGTGGGAAGCCGAAACGTCGATTACCAATTTGCGATGGGTCAAGGTAAGCAGTTTTCTTTTTTTCGTTTCTTTATTTTTTCAACATTTCTAACTAGTACTTTTTTTGATGTTTTCCTTAAATTCATTTATAGGAACTGTGGAATCGATGTTTTCGACTGTTGGTCTTATTGCCGATAACGAAGAAGCGGACGGTAATAATAGTGAGACCGGCGAATTGTCGCAAATGGTACATGATTTCGATGATAAACTTGACGACGACGACGATGATGACGACGAAATTCCTGATTATCCCGAAAGCGGTTCCGCTCTTCCGCCGTTCGATGCGTTGCCGGAAGCCGGCCAAACGGCGATTAAGAAGATGATTTTCGAGACTGCGATTACGGCGGAAGCGTTTGAAGAAGCATTGTCTTACGTGAAGCTCGTTAAGGACGACGATAATTACGTTTTCGAAGTTTCGCGAAAAAAGTATGTCGGTGAGGCCGTATACTCGAGCGAGGGTGCTGCGGCAGAAATGACCGACCTTGTCTTTATCGAAGGTCTTACTGCTGAAGACATTATCGACATTAGTGAGAATGATTTTCGTGCGAAATTCGGAATGAAGACTAGTGTCGCTCCGATTCAGGAAGAGGAGGAGGAGGATGATGAAGTTCAAAGTCCTAAACTCATGATGCTCCAAGAAAGTCAAGAGCAGGAAGAAGAAGAAGAAGAAGAAGAAGAAGAAGAAGCAGTTAACAGCAGTTCCGCCAAAAAGAAGAAGCGGAAAAAGAAGGGAGATAAGTCGAAATCGACGAAGAGACGCAAAACCCGCAGCGGCCGCTAAACTTTTAAGCTCAAAAGGAGCAAATAGTAAAACACATAGAGACTCAAAAGGAGCATTATAAAAAATTAGTTAAATAAAATTAAAGTTTTTTTTCCTTAATATTATTTACATTTATTTTCCCTCAGGAATTTTTTCATTTCCATCTTCGTGAGGTTCAGGCATTTCATTCATAATAGGTTTGTTATTCGCAAAGGTATGATGAGTATGTCTTCTTTGTTGAACATACATTTTATCGTCTTTGTGATTATGCGGTGGCGTGAAAGAGTGGTAATGCTGTAGGTTGGCGTGATGTGCGTATCTCGGCATATATATTATACAGATAAAATTATTTTAGCTTTTCTTCTAAAACCTTTATTCTATCTGTTAATTTCGCAACCAGTTTATCTAATTCCTGTGTAGCGGAAAAATTTAAAGCAAATAATTTTGACTTATCTAAAGCGTGAAAATCATCAACTTCTTTACCATAACAATATACAATTTCCCACTCTTGCTCAAAAGTAAAACAATTATCTTTATCTCCAACCAAATCTACTATTTTTTCATTATCACTAATATCATTACCAACATAAAATCGGTATTTTATTCCACTTACATCTTGTAAGTCAGTTGAAGACATTTTATTACCATTCCAAGAAATGTTTTCTAACAATCTTAATTCATTAGGTATAATAGCTGGGTGGGTTGCGACAGCCACAGGTAAAACTTCCTTAACTTCTTGAGCAATAAATCCAATTGTTTTTTCGTTTCCTTTTGTATATTTATCTTTGTATTCATAATACCTACAGGGTATTTCTCTTAACATATTTAATGCTTTATTATCACTAACATCAAATATGTTTTCTTTAATTCGTCTATCACTTCCTACAAATACATTTCCTGCTGTTCTAATATCGTGACTTGCGTAAATGGATATATTATAATTGGTTGCGGTAAAAGTGACGACTGAAGTTGCTCCAGCCCATATTCTACGACCACCAGAAATGCTTTTTGTAACATAACCATTTACGTGAAGTTTTGCTTCACTTGCTGAAGTCGCCCCAATAGCTACTTTACCATCGTTTGCTTGTAGTGATAAAACTTGATTATATCCCACACCTTGTTCAATAGTTTGTATTCTCGCATAACCTGATGCTGGTCTTGATATAATAAGTTGGTGGTCGCTGTCGCCCGAGTTTTCAAGAAGAAATTGTCCTCCTTTAATATGAATATCTCCACCAGTTTTCATTTCCATAACCCGTGAATCAAGATGAGTAATAGCTTCATTTGTTGAATTGACAAAAAATAAATGCTCAGTAGCGTCAGTTCCCATATACCAATAATTTTCATCAGGAGCTGGTCTTAACAAATATCCAACATCTGCTGGAGAACCTGTAGAACCACCTGTTATTTTACATTTAGAATTTCCTTCTGTAGTATCCATAGCCACAATAATATCATCAACATTATTAGAAAATACAGTCGTGTTTCCACTTAACGATTGTCTGCTTGTAGCACTTTTAATATTATCTAAATTGACAAATTGTGTAATTGTAATTTTGTCTGTTTTTGCTTTTGCGTTTGTTATATTTGTCGCGTTAATTCCTATAGCATATGAGTCTGCGACCCTGTAAGCGTTTAATGCTGTTATGTCTGTAGCATTTGTAGAAATATTGCTACTATTGGTATTTATGTTAGAAGTATTTGCGGATATATTTGAAGAATTGTTTGTAATGGCTGTAGCTTGTGACGAAGATATTGTTGTGGTATTTCCAGCTAGTGCTGTGGAAGCAGAAGTTCCAAACCCAGGAAATGAAGTTTTCGCAGTATTTGCTGATATAGCAGAAGCCTGAGAAGAAGATATTGTTGTCGTGTTACCAGCTAGTACTGTAGAAGCAGAAGTTCCAAACCCAGGAAATGAAGTTTTCGCAGTATTTGCGGATATAGCAGAAGCCTGACCTGCCGATATTGTCGTCGTATTTCCAACTAATGCTGTGGAAGCAGAAGTTCCAAAACCCGGAAAAGACGTTTTTGCTGTATTCGTAGTTATCGCAGAAGCCTGACCTGCTGATATTGTTGTTGTGTTTCCAACCAAAGCTGTGGAAGCAGAAGTTCCAAAACCCGGAAAAGAAGTTTTAGCTGTATTCGCAGTTATCGCAGAAGCCTGACCTGCTGATATTGTTGTGGTGTTTCCAACTAATGCCGTGGAAGCAGAGGTTCCAAAACCCGGAAAAGAAGATTTTGCTGTATTTGAATCTACCGCTCCTCCTGAACCAATTTTTGCTAAATCTCCAGCAACACAATCCGCAGAAGTCACAAAAGCTCCTCCACCAGAACTAACAAAAACCTTACTAGCTGTATGACCTGTTTGGCTTATTTTTCCATTGATTAAAAGCAAATGAGCATCAAGCTCAGCATCCAAACTCGTGTACCCATTCGCTGATGCTACTGAGCTTGCCGATAATCCTGCTGTGCTGATATTGAGATTTTGGATAGTTTTATTATGAAAATTTATTGTATTTTCACTAAATGACATTAAGGTATTTCCAGAAGTATCTATATACTCTTGACACGATAAATGTCCTTGATTGAGTTTTACATTACAATTTTCAAATTGTACATCATTATCATCTAGTTGTCCTTTTGTTCTAATTACAATATGTTCATTATGATTATCATTTCTATTATTAATAAAGATAGAATCACTATTGATAATAAATTCTGTTTTATTATCACTTAAAGTAGGCATTAATATATATATTCCAAAGATAAATATTAGCAAGCATATGCGTGGCTTTTTCTACTTTTTATGATAAACCCATGAGAATTTTTTATTTGAGCACCTGGCTTAAGTTGATTTGGAAATGGATTGGGTTGACGAATATCTACAGGTAATTTGCTTTTCGGATTTCGCTTGTCAAGCTTAAATCTAGCTTTAATAATTTCATCTTTCTCTTTTTTGTGTCTAAACTGTTCTTCACTTCCTTTGTTATATCCACCAGTTTGAGAGATGTTTCCTTTGGAATTCGCAAATGGATTATACTTCAATGAGCCTTTACCTCTAAAGTTATAGTCATTTACCTTACCTGCCTCAAATCCAGCTATATCAATCTGCTCTTCTTTAAATACTGTTTGCTGATATTTTGTGCGACTAAGTAAAGAACCAGTTTTCTTGTTTCTAGCTTTCTTGCCTCGAACCTTAAAAGTATTTGGAAAATCACCTTGGGCAACAAAATCCGGCATCTTCTTCTTCAACTCTCTATCCACCATGAGACCAAGTTTACCAGCATTAGCACCCTTGGAGATGATGTCATTTGTCTTGGGAACGGGAAATATTATTCTGTCCTTCATTTATATATTTGTGAGAGAAAAAAAGTGTTGTTGTATCATTTGTATCACCTTTTGGAACAAATATTTTCTAAGCTAAAAGAATTTTTAAGTTGCCTTCTTTTTTTTTTTACTTGAAAAAAGTTTGTTCAAATATTGATACAAATGATACAAACCATATAAAACATATGGGAATCTGATGATACAAATCCCGATACAAGCCCGATACAAATTCAATAAACAACCAAACCCTTCACACTACCACTTCCCTTAAACTCTCCCTCTTTATACAAATACACACCAACTATTGCCTCCTTCATTGATGTAGGTATCGGAGTCATTGTAAGCCCTTTTCTTTGATGGTAATGAGGGATAAATCGTAAGTGCTCAGCCGAGGCCTGCTGATATACCCTTTTGCCTTTAAAGTAATGACCTGTATGGCGATAAGCATGTTCCTTGGTAAGCAATATTTTGTCATGTCCATCTTTGACTTTTCCTATGTTTGATTTTTTTGATACTTTACCTTCATCAATCATTTGCTTTTCAGTCCTGGTTGAATGACCCATCGCACCAGTATGGTTAATTATCATTAAAAGACTTTTGGTATATGAATCCATTTTATGTTTGACAACTCTTTCTGAGGATAAACTATTTAGCTGAAAAACATTATTCGCTTCTTCCTCATTTGATATGTATCGCATCATAGCATAATTATCTCCGCTCTGTATTAAATGACACTTTCCAACGTGAAAGAAACCAGTATTCAAAATTTCAAATGGGAGAGATGCGACCAAATCCATTTCATCAGCGATTCTGTAACAATGCGGCACAAGTTCATTTACTTTGTGAGCAGAAGCTTTTTGGAAACCACGCGGTGAACCAAAATTATAATTAATTGTTTTGTCCTTATTATCATATTTTTGATTTAAAATTATTGAAAGCATCACACTTGGAATTGCTCCTAAACTATGTCCTGTTGTATATATTAATGTTTTTTCGTCATTGTACTTATCAACAAAATTGGTAATTGTCTCTATCACATCTTTTAAATAATCGTGAAAACCAGAATTAACAATAATGTCAAATGGGTCAAACGTAGTATTTGTCCCCATCAATGTATCTAGTATACCATAATGGCTCACATCCACAAGCTGGTCAGTACCCCGAAAAGAAATGACCATCTCATTGTTTGCCTTATTATAAAACATTCGACCTTGAGCAGCATTAACAACTCCTTCTTGGCCAAATACTTCAACAATTTCATATTCCGCATTTTCTTCATTGTCGCCAAAAGCATTATATGAGTCATTCGATAATTTACACATTTTTAAAGCCGTTATATTGTTGTAATGATAATTACGGTCAAAATCATTCTCTTGAGCGACTATTTCATCATCATTTCGATATGTATATGTGCTTGTCACTGTATCACCTTCATCATCTTCTTCATCATCTTTTTTACTTTTTTTCTCTTCCTCATCTTTTTCCTCTTCTTTTTCTTCGGTGTCTTCTACTTTTGGTTTCCTTTTTTTTCGCTGGAATCCAGAAAATCCAGCTTTTCCCTTAATTATATTATCAAGGTAAATCTCTTCATCAGTCATCTCTGGTTTTGGCTTTTCTTTAATATGCTTGTAGGTCACTCCCTTGCGAATAATTCTATGACCATCACGAATTTGCCTGTCATTCCCAACTTCCATTTCCCCGGCTGTTGCCTGTATAACACTTTCGTTATATTGTCGTCTTGCGTCAATCTCTTCCTGTGTTTCTTTCGGTGGTTCCATAAGCCTTCTTCCACCTTGAATATGGCTCAATCGTTTTTCAGCAATTTCGCCAAGCCATTTGTTCATAAATTTACCTCGGTTTGCTTTAAAGTATATCGCCCAAAAATCTGTAATTGGATTTGCTGATGGTGTTTTTGAATATATTAAAGTCGAATATCCTGGTGATGACACATCAGCTTCATCAAGTAAAGGTTCATTATTTTTACGTCGTATAGCATTTACTTGATTTGTGTATTTGGTCAGTGCTGCCTTATATCCAGGGTCACTTTTCGCTTGGTCTTGAAATTGATTTAATAAAAATGAATCATTGACTCCCAATAAATCTCTAGCTTTATTCGCACCATACAAATTACTTTTTGTGGAATGTATTTTTGACATAAAGTTGTGAAAGTCATAAGACCTTTTAGTATTTAAATATAAATCTTTTAATCTGTCATTGCGAATATAGTAATGGCCCCAATAGTCTTTTTGATTAAGTAGATTATACATATTTCTTGTTTCTTGTGTTTCAAATCTTTCATTCACTAGCATTTTAGCAATTTTAAAACGAATTTGAAGTCTTGTAGCTTCCTGTCTCTGTTTATTTTCTCTATTCCAATCTGCTGAACTTCTGTAAAGTGTATCAGCGTGACTTCGGTTAATACCTCTATCTTCTAAACTATATTTATTCCAATCATCTTCGAATGTAAATACGGGCATTGTCGGGGCTTCGCTTTTCTTCCATTTAAATCCAAATTTAGAGTAAGGCTGTACATACTTATAATACTGTTTAACGAAATTGTTTTGTTGTGTGACATCACTGTTGTATGCTTTCATAGCAAGTTGAGTCGTTTTTCCCATTTTATCAGCAAGACCTATAATGCTTTTATAAGATTTTTCTAATTCAATCATTTTCCCTATCTCGTTTGCGACTTCATAAACTTGATACACAACAGCAGCAGCGGCGGCTACTCCACCAACAACACTGACTGCCCTGCCCAACGCCAAATCAGCAGCAGCAACACTAGATTCTGTGACTGAAGCAGCAGCAGTATCTATCTCTGCTGCCGTCATTCCCTTTACATTACCGAACATTTCTTCTACAACAGGATTTTGAACAGTTACTTCTTCTGTATATGTTGGTGTATCGTCTTCTAATAAAGACTTACTCTCGCCAGCACCTCCTGACTCCCACAAAGTATCATACTTTTTTGTGACTGTCTCTGTTCTAGTTTGGCTTTTAACATAATTCTTAAAATCTGTTTTCATTGAATTAACGTAATTTTTTGTAAACGCCATTTCCTGAGCCTCTTCGGCAGTTAATTCTAAAGATTCAGTTTGCTCAATCCACTCACTAATGTCAACTTCCTTTTCAGGTTTTACCTTCATTGCTTCGTCCAAATCATAATTCATCTTATCTACCATATCTTGTATATCACTCGAAACTCCAGTTTCCCTACTCATCAAATCCACAGATTCGTCCATAGGTGGTCCTGTAGGGGCTTCTCCTGCTTCACCAAATTTATCAACATCAAATTTTTCTTCCAAACTTTCACTTCCATCAAGGCGAAAATCATCTTCGGTTAAAGGCTTATCCTCCACTTCTGGAGATTCGGTCATTTCAACATCTCCCAAATCAACTTCATCAGCTTCATCTTTTAGACTCATTTTATATATTTTAATTAGAGAAAAATATATAAAATTTTTTCATCTATTTTTTTTATTCTTGATGTTCTTTTTTTAATTATTACATATGATTTTAAGTAAATCGGGCAAAATGACATAAATCCTATATATTTTGTTTTGACTTTTTCCAATTTTTTCACATTATTTTTATACCATTCTTCACCTTCATTCATAAATTTTTTGAACTCTGTGTTTTTATAATTGAGACCCCAACGCAACTTACGATATTCCTCTTCATCTTCATCACCTGTTAATTTTTCTTCTAATATATATCTCCAGTATTGATATTCTAATTCCTCCATAAAGCAACGGAATATCAATATTTTTGTAACTTTTTTTTTCAATATTTTTTTTTGGCGTAGGTTTTTATTCTTTTGCTTTACTTGGGTGTTGCTTAAATCACTCATCTTATACATAAATAAATGAATTCTCTCTAAATACTTTCGTATAAAATATTAACATTTTTTGCTTTTTATGACAATCCCGGGAGGCTTTACAGACCTTCTTCTGTCAAAGTATAAGTATCTTCTTGTAGCTTCTTGTGGGATAGGAATTGGTGTTGTTTTTGATTTTATCAATCTAGTTCTGTCAAGAGGTCTCTCGTTTTTAATTATATTTTGAACTTCCGGTAAAACCTGATTTGTAGCAACAGCAATTCCGCCGTGTATGTAATGCGTGTCCATAACTTGTGTGGCTCTTTCAGGTGCGATAGGATTATCTTGTGCTTGTGCGAGTTCGGTGACTGTCTGCCCTCCAGCGTTGAAAGCCATTTCAGGATTAAGGATTGATTGTAATTGTCCAACATCTAATCCAACAGCAGCAGGGTCTAGTATAACTCCTATTCTCATACCTTTTTGCTTATTGTAATAATCCATTATCTCCTCTTCAAGTTCCCTATGTAATTCTCGTAATTTCTTTAATTCACTTTTGGCTGAAACAGTTTTTGATTTTCTTGCTAATTCCTTAAATTGGGTACTCTTGATTTCATCTCTATAAATTTTCACAAAAGCTGTAATTTCATAAAAGAGCTTTTCGCCAGAATATTTCATTCTATTTCTCTCCATATCCATTTTTATATTTGACTTGGTTGTAAACGAAGCTGGTAAAGATGATTGCCCAGGAACTCCTCTATCAATTTCTACCCTTCGTGGTGATAAAGGTGGGGCTGGTGGTTCTTCAGGGGCTTGCTGCTCTTCTTGACCGCCACCACCACCACCACCATCAGGAGGTGTAGAAGTTGGTCTAATTCTGCGACGATTTGTATTTCCTTGTAAAACATCATCAGGTGGTGGTTGGTCACTGGATTTACTCTCACCACCCCCACCGCCTACAACATTAGCTTCCTGAACAACTAATTCCATATTAGCGTCAGTAGTATTTTCACCTTTAGCAACTTGTGGGTCATCTGGACTTTTTGATTCTCCAGCACCACCCTCTTCCGATTCCGCGGCTGATGGATTTTTCTCAAAATTATATGTTTCAGTAGCTGCCTTAATCATTTTTTGACCAAATCCTGCTTGAGTGCTATTTTCTAATTTTTTTCTCCAGACATTCTCTAATGCTGTAAGCTCATTTTGCTGTTGTTCGCTGAGCCTTTTAAATAACGCTTTGTATTTATCACTTTTACCAGTAATACTTTTGCCTCTACCTTTAAATGCTTTTTGAGGAGGTTTTTCCAATCCCGGGTCTAGGTATGCTCCATAAATAGGAACAAACCTTTTAGCATTTTCAAAGAAATCATCAAGTTGTGATTTACTATATCCTGAAGTTCTTCCGCTTCTGTTTGGAGTTACGGCATATTTTGATGGAGATTTTTGAGTGCTCATTATATTTATTATTTAGAAAAAAATCTTCTAAACCTTTATTATAATTATGCCTACCCTTCATTTAAGAATGACACCCAACGCAAATAATGGGAAGACAACCATTAAGCTTTCAAACCCCCTTAAATCGCAAAATTTTCATCTTCATTCCGCTATTTTAGTGAAAACTGGTACAGGTTACAGCGGGGGTCATATCTATATTCGACTACCCTTCGCTTCTGCCTCTCAATTTCACACTAGTGACAAGAAGGGTCTTCTTTTAATTCCGACTATGCCCGGAGTGGCTGGAATGGAACAGCACAGTTTCAGTGATGGTCTCCCATTAGAAGTCGATGCTTTAGAGGAAGAGTTTGTATGCGAATTGCTGAAAGATGATTTAACTCCTTTTACATCATCATCTAACCTTAAAAGTGTAGATTTGTATTTTGGGTATGAAACACATAGTTTATTCTAAGCAGAATGTATATGGACGGAATACAAAAACAATACAAAAAACCGCAGCAATCTCATACGAAAAGAAGTAAGATGAATGCTGGTATGGTGGAGCGAGATATGAATGGAGACATAAACTCAACACCTGTTGTGGAACAAAATACTAGTGTTGTTCACCTTAGTGATTCAGAAGTTTTAGGAAAAAGTTTCATAAAAAATATTAAACAATTTGACGTTAATCAAGTTCCAAGAAATGCTTTTATCTTAACTATAGCTTCAAGACGTAGTGGTAAATCACATCTTATAACACACTTTTTAGAGCAATACACAAAGAAGAACAAAACAGATGGAATTTTCCTTTTCACAAAAACTAACGCCGGCTTCGATGGTATTCCATCAGTTTATCGATTTAAAGAATTATCTGTTTTAGAAGAATTGATAGAAACCCAAATAAAGGTTAAGAAGCATAATCAATATGCTAAAAAAAAAGATAAGATAAAATCCAATATTATCATAATTTTAGATGATATGGTGGCGGAAGGAGGTATGTCAGCGGATATGAGAAAAAACCCACTCCTTAATAAGCTCTCGACCAACGGAAGACATTTATCCTCAGGAGACGATTCAAATATGATGGTAATCCTGATTAGCCAAATTTTCACCGGCATCAGTCCTCAAATTCGCCTTAATACTGATTTCGTATTTACCACAAAACTCCAAGCCAGAAGAGAACGAGAAAATATTGTCAATTCTTTCCTTTCTCTAAATTCTGGAAGAAAAGGTTTAGCAGAATCTTATTTTGTCTTTGACCAAGTTGTCAATCATGACGATTTCAACTTTATCGCAATTAATACTACGAAACAAAACAAGAAATCCTATTTTGACTATGTTTTCCATTTTAAGGCCCCGGGAAAACTAGAAAATAGAAGATTGACAGGAGACGATGAGGATTGGAAAGCAGATAAAAGAGAAGTTTATTTTTAAAAATATTTTCTAAATTAATCTTATAGAAAATGTCTAATGCTATTTTAAACTCAAACGCTTCCTCGGCACTTATTGCCTCTTTAGATTCTGTAAGTTCTGCGAAGAATCCTTTTGTTTATTCTTATGCTCAAAAAGGAACTTTAGAAGCTGCTCACGTTCCTGCTCACAGCAGAACTGTTGTTACAAGTTACAGTAATTCTGTTGGTTTTAACCAGAACTGCGACTTTCAAGTGATTAAAGCCGGTATGTGGGAATCCGGTTGGCTGAAATTCCAAGTAACCACTCCAGGAGCAAATACTGAAGTGAATGCTTCCTTAATGAACTTAATGGTAGAAGAGATTCAATTACTTACTGCGGGTAAGGTGATATGCTCATCAAAGCCTTTTGGTCGTGCGGCAATTATGAGTAATAAGCCTTACCAGATTAAGAAGAATCTTGAAAAATGTTATGCTCTTGAAGGTGGTTACAAAACTCATACCGGTGTTACGACAGTAACAGCATATGTCCCATTATCGTTCAGTTGCTTTGACGCACCTGAGCTTAATTACAATACTTCCTTTTGTGAGCCACTTGTAGTTAGAGTTAGACTCGCAGCAGCAAATACATATGCGAGTAATAATGCTAACCCTGCTGTTGCTGTTTCCTTAGAAAGCCCTGTTTTAGAGTTAATCCAGGTTCATAGACTTCTCCCATCTAATTTAGAGCAAAAACAGATTGCTGAGAATTTTGCTGATACTGAATCATTAGTTAGGGTTCAATACGATTTAGTAGAAGAGCTAAAGACAGAAACTTTAGCAGCTTCAGCAAACCAAAAGATTGACAGAACACTTACAACGAATAGAACATTTAATAAAATGTTTATTGCTGTTGAGGATACACAAATTGCCGCCGCCGCAGATTTGGATTCAGGAGCTCTTGGTCAATATAAACAATTAAGCAATATTAAAATTACCGGAAATGGGCAGACCATTATGGACTGTGATGCTGATTTAGTAAGATTTTGCTTAAACCAAGATACGGATTCCGCTAATGCTGCTTTCTCAGTCGGTAATGGTTTTGAGGAAAGTATTGCCCATTCCTGCTTTATCTATTGTGTTGATTTTGGTATGAACAAAGACCCTTCACATCTCACAAACGTCATTTCCAGTCGTGAGATAAATGACCTTAAGGTTGAAGTGACTTTACACGGAACACCCACAGCAACTCCTCATAACCTTCGTATTTGCCTACAATCTCCTCAGCTGGAATCCATTCATTCCGCTTCTGGTAAAATCTCAACTTCCCTTTCTTCCTAAATTTCTTATATTTTTTTTCATAATATAAGAAATATCAGTATTTTTTACTAGTCTCTTTTTCCTTTATTGACATTAAGGTTTTTGCGGCATCTTTAGCTTTATCTTTTTTGGACTTTTTGTCATTACAGGTTACATAAGTTTTGCCTTTTTTGGTTTTCTTGGTATAGCATTTCACTTTTTTCTCTTTTTTTGGTGTACTAGACTTGTATGTTTTCGAGGCAGCCACCATACATTCCTTCAAAGATTTGCCTTGGTGTTGTGCCTTATAGGCGTTGAGGTGAGTTATCCAGGGGTTGGTCATTATATTATAAGGGAAGAAATAAAGATTCCAGGGAGAACGCCCCGGGTTGTATCATTTGTATCATTTGTATCAATATTTCAACAAACTTTTTTCATAGCTTTAAAAAAATATTTGATGTCTTCTTTTTTTTTTCGATGAAAAAAGTTTGTTGAAATATTGATACAAATGATACAAACCATATAAAACATAGGGGATTTCATGATACAAATCGTGATACAAGCCTGATACAAATGATACAGATTTATTTACTCATATAAATGTTATGTACTTTACCACCTGTAGTGAAAGTAAACGGTGATTTCTCATACGGTTCAGGTTCTTTACAGCTACATATTTCTTCTAAAGGCTCACAACCTTTGACATAAAGTTTGTCACATTTGCGACAAAACTTATCTTTTTTTTCTTTAGTTTTAATTTTCTCTTCTTCTTTTTCTTCCTCCTCTCCATCTGAATAACTCTCATATAGAGTTGTGTCGTCCCCGATAAATACGCAATTAGTGATTTGTGTATTCCTAGTTTTACCATATGAACTGTTAAGCTTTTTCATGTCTTGAGCTCTTTGGTCCTTATTTCCATTCATTTTAAAGCCGTATTCAATCATTTGAGATTGGAATCTATCATAATCTAAATCAAAACCATCTTTTGTATATTTCTTCTTCATATGCTCATAAGCTTGTTTTACAGAAATTCGTGTTTTTTTCTGATTGTCTATTTCAAAATTGTCAAAAATCCAACTTTTCAATTTGTTTAAAAGGTTTAGGTAATCGTTAGTGTCGTCAGTAATTCGTTGCGGCTGTTGTGTTGGATTTTTTCTTCGACGAATATATGCTTGAAGCATAATTATCATAAACGCCATTTTAGATTCATTGTTTTGTCTTATTTCATCTGTTAAGTTTACATTTTTAATAAAATGATTTTTATTGTTTTTATCATATTCACCATCACCTATATCACCAAAGTAACATAGTAAATTTAATGCTATAACTCGTCGTTTAATAGCTGAGTCAATTTCACCAAGAAACTTAGGTTTTTTGGAACCATTTGCGAGACATAAAAGAATTGGTAACATTACATGAACCATATTTTTGGCGTGATTATTTCTTGTCTTATAGCCTTCACCGTCATTTCCTGTAAGACCCTTAAACATTTCCGAATCCCATTCTGTAGGTGGCTCACTAATTACGCCAAAATGTTTTTTACCCCAAGTAGCCATTTCAACATTAACTGTTCGTTGGGCAGTCTTTGTAAAATTTATCCCTTTACACACTTCACAGTAATTCCCAAAAACTATTCCAAGTAAAGTTCCAATAAATGATTTACCATTTCCGCCATCACCGAATAAATATAACATTTTATTATGTTTATTTTTGTAAGAGTCCATATTCAGTGAAAGTATTTCAAGGACAAAATACATTACATTTTTTTCCCCAAAAATAGTTAAAAGAATTTTTTTATATTCTTCATATTTTTTCCAAACTTTCTTATTTATGTCGAAATTATAACCACAGGATTGGCTCAAAAAGTCATCATCTTTTATTGTCCTAAAGAATTGTAGAATCCAATCAAAATTATCTTTGTCTAAATTTAAGTCTTCCCATTTAGATTTTTTTATGTGATTGTTTATAGCTCCTAGGTCAAGAAGCCCGTTAATAAAACCAAGCAAGTCTGGCTTTTTATCAAGTTTTTGTGAAAAGCTATTATTGACAAGTCTGTTTTTTATAGCTGCTAAGACTTGATTACGTCCTTGGGTATTAAATATTTTGTTTTCAATTGGATTTCCCCTTAATCTTTTTGATGATTCCTTGAATAATTTTAACAGTTCTTTATTCATTTTAACACCAGAAATTTTTAACTCAATAAGCAACTTGTCTTCTATGTTACTATATCTGTCTTTATATTTATCAGCAAACCAGGTTAATTGTTCTTTTACATAATTACTTAGTTCTTCATTATTGCTTTCATTTGTCTCAGTATTACCAGTTTGAGACCATAAACCTGTTTTAGTATTTCTCTTCATAATTACGAGGGATTTCTCGGGTGTTTTACATGTTACCCAATTTTTTTTTTCGGAAAAGCAGAATATACGAGCAAGCTCATCATCAATTCTGTGTACATCAATATCATCATATCGTTGAATTCCATATTTTTCATAAAACGGGTCTTTGTATTCTTTCTCATAATCAATTTTTGCTTTATCTAGTATCTCTTTTACCTTATATGCCTCATCAAAAGGTTTAAGTTTGTACTGAAAATCTATTCCTGTATATTCTTTCACATCTTTATTTAAAATATTCAGAAATGTCTCTGGTGTTATTTCCTTAAAATATTTTTTTTCTATTTGAGCTCCATCATGACTAGCCATAAAATAATAATCTAATCCGTCTTCTGTGTCTTTATTATTTATGTTTAAATGGTCAATTGCTTTCTGTTTTAAGAATTGTAACGCAATATTTTCGTAGGTTTGAAAATAGTAAGAATACATACATTTTAATCGTTGAGCTTTACTTTTTCTATCAGGAAAGCATTTGATTCTTTTCATAATATCTTTTCCAAGTTTAGACTTTTTCATCTTTTTGTGAAGTTTCTCAATTTCGCAATTAAGTGATTCCAATTTCTCTGTTATTTCCTTCGTCTTGTTTTGATATTTTTCTAAATGATAGGTTAAGTCACCCGCATTCAAGATTGTTAAGATTAATTTTTTGGCTTTCTCTCTAGTTATACCTAAACCTTCTTGTATTTCTCTTAGCCACATTTCTCTTTTATCAATATAGTTTTTCATAAATTTGTTAGATATGCCGAATAATACCATAAGGTAATTTGCTATGATTGAATTAGAATTTATTACATCAAAGTCGAAATATATATTTACTGAACAGAAGTGTCTTAGTGGTCTCCATAAACCACCAAAAGAATAACCGCGTTTGGCAGTAATACGCCCATAACACATTTTTGATTTGAATTTTACCGGTAAATACCATTTGTTGTTAATCTTCCGGACATTATCAACAATAAAATCTATGACACCTTTCAACGATTTTGACTTAGTAGAAGAACATTCTTTTTCCCCTTTTTTCATTAGACGAATACACTCACGAGCAGCAACGAGCCTTTTCATACAGACTCGTTCATAATAAGTTCCTGTCCACTTGTTAGTATTAACTAAGGAAAGTAGCTCGTCATCTTCTGGAATTTGTAGCAAATAATCTGTAGTTTTGGATTCACTCATTATATATATATTTATACGAAAGTTTTTTTTAAGTCCCTTCTGAATTAGAAACATTTAATTTTTATTTTTTAATTTCAATTTTACTCGGATGACCCTGCGAAATAGCAGGGTGTTACCTACCAAATCGCAGGGTCATTCGGCGAAAATTGAAAATATTTTTGAGATTGTAAAATTCATACTATTCTGAGTCATCGAGTCTGTGACCCTGCGAAATAGCAGGGTGGTACCTACCAAATCGCAGGGTCATTCGGCGAAAATTGATTTGTTTTGATTCATTATAAATTAAAACAAATTCAAGTCACTCATCACAAAAAAAAACATGCTTCCAATCCTACCCACCGAAATTGTCCGACACATCATGGGCTATGCCCGACCTACTTATCCCTACATGGAACAACTAAATAAATTATTCTTAAATATGTCGCTTCTTCGAATAATTTATTTAGTTAAAAATAAGAGAGTTAATTATTATGACAACTTGTTTGAAGAACTTGAAGGTATAAATTTGGAAGGAAAAGTACCGCGTCTCCTTAGTGTTTCTCACATTCCGGCCCGTTTCCTTAGTAGACATTTTGAAGGTGTCATAAACTGCTATCATCCTTATTGTGACAAAGTATTTAGAAATGAGACCTGGTATTATTCTATTCCCAAATGTAAAATACAATTATGTACTGAATGCGAGGAATCGTTTCGGGAAAAAAGATGTGAGTTAGAAATAGGCTGTAGCAGCAAAAAATTGAAAAGACAAAAATATTTAAATGTGACAACTATTAAAACAGTAAAACGAAAATATCCATTACTGAAAATTGACTAGTTCTTAAATCAAAATAGTGAAGACTATACCAAAAACTTCCGCGGTCGCGGCCTTTTTGAGGCAAAGACGATATTCATAAAATAAAAAAATGAATAAAACACACACAAAAATTAATGACATTATGGATGAATCAGGAAAATTTGATGGACATTTGTGGATAGAAGATGATACGGGAAAAATTTATGATTACGAGAAAAAAAAATTAAAAAAAATAAGTTTATACGGCACTAACAAGATAATAAGAAAACCATTTCCGAGTAACATAGAGAATTTAATTCGAGATAAAAAAATTGCTGAAGCAAAAGACATTTTGAAAAAGACACCACAAAATTTACACAAACTCTTTGTCGAAAATTGCGGTTTCTGTAATTTAAGAGTATTTATAATTTATAAAAAATTGAAAAAACTCGGTATTAATTCTACAATTCGTTGTGGTTCTCTCGGTTTTGTCCAATCAAATGGCGATATATTTTATGAGTATGGATAAATCACTGAAACACAACTAGTCCCACGTTCGCTCTTGGTTTCTTTACATCATGAAGTTTACGCCAACGCTTCAATGCTCTTTGACGATTCTTCTCTTTACCTCTTTTGCTCTCATTATATCTTTTATTGGCTCTGTATTGTCGTCTTTTCTTAATTTCAGTTAATTCTGTCGACCAAACATCTATTAAACCTAATAAGGATAATTTGTATTCGTACTCAGACTCATGTTGGTCTAATTCCTTTTTAACAATTTTTATATTTTGTCTTAACTCTTTCATTCGTAATTTTTCATAATCCATTATACTTATAGTATAAAAAATTATAATAGTTTTAAGTCATTTTATCATTATCTAATCACTTGCTAAAGGTGTAGCCGTAATCTTCGACATTCGGAAGTATCTCCAAAAAAACTGGTGCTAGATGTTTTGGAATTTGAATTGTTTTAACTGTTTTTGAGCGAATTTTGGTTCTTACACAAATATTTTGAAGCGAAAAATCACTGTTCAGAGTGACCAAAAATTCAGACTCACAAGCCGCACGAGGGAGTATGTTCAACTGTTTTGCTAAAGCTTCTGCTACATCTATTTTTTGTTTATTGCTCATATATATATACAAAAGTTTTTTATTATTACGATTTAAGCACACATTAATTAAAATTTATCAAATTTGCTTATGCGATATGTTTTAAATTGTCGATCGCTTTCCGCATAAGCAGACTCAAATTCTAAAGAACTCGCTTTTTCAGCAATCTCACAAAGAGGGGAAATTGGAATATCATAATAAAGACAGCTTTTTTTAAATTCAGTACCAACATTTAATTTTTCTTTACGTAAGAATACACAGACAGTTTTTAGAGGTTTTGCGAATGTTTCAAAATGACTGATTGTGGGGTGATTTCGTAAAATCGAGTTGAGTGGTGTAAGTTCAGCTTTCATATGTAATAAATAATATGTAACACGGTTTGAATGTTTTTTTTTAACAATGTTTTCAAATTTATTTGATAAGATTGTTTGATTTAAACAGTAGTTTTTAATTACATTTATATCGGTTAATATGTTTTCTTTACGACAGTAGGGACAAGGATATACAATTTGTGTATCAATGGCCGTATCTTGAATAAATAATTCTGTTAAATTAAATTCGACTATTTTCGGTATTTGTCGTAATAGATATTTTGATATACTTAATTTAGCTTTAAGGCATTTTACAGCACAAGAAACGCATATACATTTTTTACACTCACAACATTGTGTCCCAGCTGCGGCACCCCCAAAGTTACTAAAGCAAACAGCACAGTACATAGACATATCAATAGGTTGCGGTTATCGGTGTTGTCGGAGTTCAAATTACGAACTTCTAGTCCTTCAAAAATAATTTCAATTTTCCCCAAATGACCCTGCGATTTGGTAGGGTCGCCCCTGCTATTTCGCAGGGTCAAATTAGTACATTATTTTTTTAGTCTCAAAAATTCCGGAGCAAGTTTATTACCAGCTGCTGTCTTATCTTCTAAAGTCCAGTTGTATCTCTTGGCTTCTGCTGTGCTGTGATTCATTAAATATGATAGCTGTAGCTTTTGGTCGCTGTCAATTTTCTTAATTTGATACATGTACGAAATAAAACTGTGGCGAAATAGTCGAACACCAAGTTGACCCGAAGGATTTTTCAAATTATATCTTTTCTGTATTTTCGCTAAATATGGTGATAGTGCTCCCTGTTTTTCTATATCTTTTTCAATTCCATTTTTATCTAGTCTTGCTACAGTATCCTCTTTTTTTTTCGATATAACTCTGGTGACAACAACTTTTTTTGTTTTCTTGTCAAGACCGCATTTACCAAATAGCCATTCACGAGGAACAAGGTCATAGCTTTCCTTTATAATTTTTGCTAGCAACTTACCTTTTCCAAATATTGGTTCAAGCTCGTTTAGCTTGTCTCGTCTTTGCCTATATAATGACCTTGTTTTATACAGCTGGAGCACAAACATTTTATCCTTAATACTGTAATAATTGAATAGTTCATTTTTATTATTTTCATTTTTCTTCATTTCAAGTTTACCGCCTTTTGGAATATACTGTTTTCCTGAATCATCAAATTCTATTTGAACGGTTTTATCGTATTCTTGTTGATTTAAAATTGTCTTGATTGATTTTTCAACGATTTTCATATTCCCATAGTTGTCACGAACCGGTGGTCTCAAAGTGTAGCAAGCCCAGAGAACGTAATCCAGATTAGCCTTAGCTAATGCGAGGTCCGTAGTTTTTGGATTTGCTTTAAGTGTTTCATAGTTTTTCTTTAATTTCATAAAAATATTTACGATTTCTTTCCAAGGAATAGATTTTAATACTCCGCTTGTTCTCTTTTTTTCTCTTGCTTTTTTGTCTTTGTTTAAAGTTGTCGAAAAGTTCTGTTCCCAGATTTCTAGTTGTTCTTCACCCACTAATGCTCTCATCCAGTTAAAGTACTTTTCGCTATTACTTCTTTGTCTAAAAAGTGCTTGAATAGAACCAATGACATCAGCGTTTTGTCTCGCATAAGGAGTTCCGTCTTTTTTCTTTGCTTGTTTAATCAGCTCAACTTTTTGCCTTACTTCTTCAGGGTCTCCCATAAAGCATTCAAGCAAGTTCTCATCTCCCCTCGGCACTAGTCTTCCGTAAGGTGTGAAATGACGATTGTCCTCTGTGTTTTTCTTACCAGTCTTTAACTCATTTTTTGGAACTTTTCTCGGAACTAATTTACCTGGAACATTATTTTTTTTGTTCGTGATTGGATTACCAGCTACTTTTTGAAATTTACGATTATCCCCAGAAGCACAAGCTAGGAAATTCATTAATTTTTCGATGGCTTTAATATTTTTATCAATAGTAGATTGTTCGGCTTTTTTCCAACCCTTTCGGCCTCTCAGCTCTACCTGATGACTGTCACTATTAAACCACTCGACTACATCATTGTAGGTGAAAAAGGATTTCTTTTTTTTTCCTTTTTGTGCCTTTTTTGTATTTATAGCAGCAGCGGCTTGGAAGTCATCATCAAAAGCCGTGTCGTCCGCGTCATCAAATTCATCTTCTGCTTCGACTTGTTTTTTCTTTCTAGTTTTTAATGCTTGTTGTTTGATACTCCAGTTAGCATTCAGGTTAATATTTTTATTATCCACTTCGGGGGTATTGTCGCTGTTTATTAAGATTGTAATATTTTCGGCATCAATTGACGAGCCAATACTTTGAGATTGGAGAGCATTCGCAACTCGTTTCGCAGTTGGATTTATGTAATCTGCTATTGCTTTTTCTTGTCTTTTTTCTAGTAATATTTCATCATCTAATATGTCTAAATGTATTTGGAAACCTTCTTGTCCTTCGTCAACTTTGGCTTGTTTCCATTCTCTATACTCGTTTACCAAATCATATTTTTTTAATGTAGAGTATTTAATTCTATAACCTGCCTTCCATCTTTTTACAGTTTGCTTTCTGACTACTTCAAAGAAGTTTAAGCCGTAAAATTTAGCAAAATCTCTCTTATTTCTATCTTTAGGTTTTGGGGCATGTTTTTTTGGAATATCCTTCACAGATAGTTTAATATTTTTTTTATTCGCTAGTTTCCTGTTTTTCCTTTTTTTTTCTTTAACTGGTTTTGTTTTTTTAGTCGTCTTAGTATTTCTCTTCTTTCGTTTAGGATATGTAAGTCCTTCGGGGTTTTCAGCCGGAACACCAGCAGCTCTTTTTGACCTTCTTGTCGCCATTATATATTCTTATAACATTTTCTTTTTAAATCAAAGTTATAAATAAAGTTAGAGAATAATTTATAATTTTATTTTTCATGAGTTCGCGATTCATACAGTTCTGGGTTTATAAGATGTGCTATTCCACGTCCTTGGATTTCAAGTTGTCTCATCATCTTTTCCATCATCGCGGTTTGCTTTTCCATCTGGGCACTCATTGCTTCCATTGCTTTTTCCATGTTTTCCATTCTTTCCAAAATATCTGGTTTTGTTTTGCCTACAGTCTCACTTTCTTTTGTCGCTCCGTCCATTGCTAGTTGAGCTCTTTCAGCAGACTTTTGTCGTAAAAGTTCAATTTTAGCCTTCGCCTTTGTTTTGCGTTTTTTTTCGTATTCTTTGATTTCACGTTCAATCTCATCGAGTGACTTACCCATTGGAAAAAAATATTTGCCGCCGTATTTGACAATTTCATTATAATTGTGTCTCAGCGATGGGCCTATTACCCATTTATACTGCTTCCACTTACTGCGAAAATTGGCCAGTTTTTGTTCGTGTTTTCGAAAACCATGTTTATCGGTTTCCACATCATCATCAGAAGAATCCTGGTGCTGTTCACCTTGACGATTTCTTGCCCAATACCTTTCTGTTGCTTTTGTTCTTGGAAGAATTTTGAATTTCCCATGAGCAAACTCTTTTAATTGTTTCAGCTTTTCGATGTGATGGGGAAAGTCTGAAAGTGGTTTAATGTCATTTGTGAGAGCAGCCATGCGAGGGGGAACGTTAAAGCTAAAAAATGAAATAAGTAAAAAGTGAATTAGGTGTAAAAATGAAAATAGGATTAAGGTAAAAAATGATAGTGTAAAATGTGTGAAAAGTGTAAAAACGAATGAAAGGTAAAAAGA